CCTACGATCCCGGCAATGAGAACAACACGCAGGTGTTTGTCAATGGGGTCTACCAGCAAAAGAATACCTACGGCGTGAGCGGCACGACTCTGACGTTCTCGCAAGCTCCGCCGGTGACTTCGACCATCGAAGTAATGATCCAGAGGGCCTGACATGCCAACCAACCTCACCGGCGCTACCATCGCCAGCACCTACGACCAACTGCTGCATGTTGACGACGGCCCGACCGCGACCGAGAAGACGGTCTACAGCGGCACGGGCGTTGCCACAGCCATGAAAGTTGGCACCACGTCGGCCTCGGTCGGCAACGTGCAGTTGACTGGCAACACGGTGCAGGCCACCACAGGCAACCTCACACTGGGTTCTGCCATCGCATTCGGCAGCGCAAGCAACGCACGCACGGCGCTGGGTCTCGGCACGATGGCAACCCAGAACTCGGGTGCTGTCGCCATCACGGGCGGCACTGTGTCGGGTGTGGTGTTCAGCGGCTCGTTCTCCGGCATGACGCTGGTCGAGTCCACGACGCTGGCAACCAGCGCAGCGGCAGCAGGTGTAAACCTGAATGGCAACACGTTGGCCGCAGACGGCACCGACACCAACATCGACCTGAACATCACGCCCAAGGGTACGGGTGAGGTGAACGTCACCAATATCGATGTTCTCAGCGGCAAGGTACCGTTCAACACGATCACGAATCTTGCCTACGCCTCCTTCTACGACGCAGATACAGCAGACCAGACTGGTAGTACGACTGCTGCAACTGCGGTTGAAATTGCCACGGCTGCGGTGGCTGGCGCTGGTATCACAGTTGCAAGCAACACGCGCATCACGTTTGCTGTCGCAGGTACGTACCGCATCAACGCCAGCTTGCAGTTCAACAATTCCAGTGCTGCTGACAGGTTCGTTGATGTTTGGTTTTCCAAGAACGGAACCAACATTGCCAACTCCAACGGGCGCGTATCAGTACCTAAGATCGGGGATGGAGGTACATACCTCCTCGCATACGAAATTTTTGAGACTGTCACCGCAGGGCAGTACATTGAGATTTACTGGTATCCTGAGAATGTCGCTGTGACGCTGCACTACCGCGCTGCGGTTGCTGCCAGCCCCGGCGTGACCCCCGCGATCCCTGCGACTCCACCAGCAATCGTTGTTACACAGAGGATTGCGTAATGGCAAAGACACCAGCATGGTGCGATGCAGCGCACACGAGCAAGCTCTGTACAAAGTGCGGGGAAGCGCGGTCATTGACGGCGTTCTACACGACGGGGCACAAAGTCGATGGTTCGCCCAAGTACAACTCATGGTGCAAAGCGTGTATTTCCAAGAAGCAATCGAAATACCACCAGCGCACGTGGGGCGTAGCCGCCCTGCAACGCACAGCGTACAAGCGCACGCAAAGTGTTAGGGCATATCTAGCGTATCTACGGGCTAAGGCTGTGAAGCGCGGTGGGGCGTGCGTGTCCCTAGATGCGCTTGAAACGCTTTGGGCGGTACAGGAAGGGCGGTGCGCTATAACCGGATGGCCGATGACAATGGAGCTTGGACGAGGAGTGGTGCAAACCAACGCAAGTATCGACCGTATTGACTCCAAGCAAGGGTACGTTCCGGGGAACGTACAGTTGGTTTGTCGATGTGTAAATATTGCAAAAAGCGATTTGACGGCCAGCGATTTTGCAAACATGTGTCGGGCCGTTGTGGAGATGTGCGATGCCTAAAACACCAGCGTGGCAACGAAAAGAGGGTAAAGCTGAATCTGGCGGCTTGAACGCCAAGGGGCGTGCGTCCTACAACAAGGCCAATCCGGGTAAACCCGGACTGAAGCCGCCAGCGCCGAACCCCAAGACCAAAGAGGACGCTGGCCGCAGGGCCAGTTTCTGTGCCCGGATGTCTGGGATGCCGGGGCCAATGAAGGACGAAAAAGGAAAGCCAACGCGAAAAGCGTTGTCGCTCAAAGCATGGAACTGCTGACTTGTACTCGTTGCAAAGCAGAGAAACCCGCGACAGCGGAGTTCTTTCCGCCGCACAACAAGAAACGAAACGGTTTGGATAGCTGGTGCCGCACATGTCGTGCAGCATATAGAAATGCCAACTGCCGGGGGAAATTCCGTGGTGTAATTTCAGATGAGCTTTTGGCGGACATTAAGGCGACAGTGACAGAGTGCGTGATTTGCGGAAGCAACGAGCCACTTGTCGTTGACCATGATCACAAAACCGGCAAAGTGCGTGGTATGTTGTGCAGTCATTGCAATCGTGGGTTAGGGCACTTTAGGGATGATCCTGAACTTCTTGAATTTGCGGCCCAATATGTGCGCGAGATGAGCGCGATAGGAGACTGACATGGCTACCAAACCCAAGGCCAAGTCCACTGTGAACGCCGCTGGCAACTACACGAAGCCTGAACTGCGCAAGCGGATTGTGTCTCAGGTGAAGTCTGCTGCGGTGCAGGGGACTGGCGCAGGCCAGTGGAGCGCACGCAAAGCACAGCTTGTTGCCAAGAAGTACAAGGCCGCTGGTGGCGGATACAGGGACTGACATGAAAGCCCCACAGAAAAGCCTCAAAGACTGGGGCGATCAAAAATGGAGAACCAAAAGTGGTAAAAAATCTTCTGACACGGGTGAACGATACCTTCCTGAAGCTGCAATTAAAAACCTTAGCCCTGCTGAGTACGCTGCAACAACACGTGCAAAACGCATGGGTAAAGCTGCGGGGAAGCAGTTCGTAGCCCAACCGAAATCTATTGCGAAGAAAACTGCGGGGTACCGATGATGGCAGAAAAGAACTGGATCAAGGGCGCGATCAAGAAACCCGGAGCCTTGCGTGAGGCGATGGGTGTGAAAAAAGGGGAAACAATCCCCGCCGCGAAACTGGCTGCGGCAGCAAAGAAGCCGGGGAAAATGGGCCAACGAGCGCGTCTGGCCCAAACACTCAAGAAACTGGGGAAATAACCAATGAGCAAGATGTACATCCGAGTCAAGGCCGACGGCTTCATTTATGACTTCAACCCAATTCTGGCGAAGAATCCCGAGTGCGAAGTCGTGCCAGAGGAGATCGCGTACCCTGAACGATTCATCCCTCCGGCTGCTGCGCAGCGTGTTGCCGAGGCCGTGAAGGTAACTGGACGCAAGAAGAAGGGTGCGCTTGACCTGTCAACTGCTGACATTCCGGAAGCTCCGGCGTATACTTCTCCTGAACTGGCTGAAGAAGCCTCACGAGGATTGCCTGCATGACACCCAACGAAGTCATCACTGAAGTGCGTCGTCTGATCCAAGACACCAAGACGCCGTTTCGCTACAGCGACACGGTGCTGCTGGGGTTCGTCAATCAGACGCTCAAGCGCATGGTGATGCTTCGCCCTGATCTGTTCGCGGTGATCGCGGACTTCCCGACTACGGCCAACACTGTTCTGCAAAGCTGCCCCGCTGACTCAACACGGTTGATTGAAATCTTTCAAGTCAAAGACGGCGATGCCGTCACGGAAGCTGATCGCGAGACACTGAATCGCACAGCCCCCGGTTGGGTGCGCGAGACTCCCGGCCAGCCTGTGAACTTCATGCGCCATGTGCGCAACCCCAACAGGTTCTTCGTGTCCCCCCGCCCTGCTGCGGGGGTTGTGCTTGTTGGAGAGTACGCCCAGACGCCGCCTAAGTACACCATCGACCAAGAGATCACGTTCCCCACGGACGCCTACTTCCCTACGACTGTAGACGGTGTGGTGTTTTTGGCTGAGTCCATCGACAACGAGCATGTCAACTCAGGTCGTGCCAAGCTGTTCCAAGACTCGTTTGTCCAAGGGTTGGGTGTGTCGTTGCAATCGCGCACGATCACTGATACCGAAGCAGGCGGGCAAGACCCGAGACAGGTGATCTGATGGCCGACCGTACCTTCGCTTCCCTCGTGCCCCGTGTGCAGGCTTCTGTGCCGGGGTGCCCCAACGCCACCATCGTGCAGTACATCCGCGACACGGCGATCCGCACGTGCGAACGCACGCTGTACTGGCGCTATCAAGTGCCGCTGTTCAACTTGTTGCCCGGTGTCAGTGAGTACGCCTACAACAAGCCGGTCAACACCGACGTGCATGTGATGTTCGAGGCGGTGGTCAACGACCGCCCCCTTGAGCGCCTGACGATGGAAAAAGCCATCGAGTTGTACCCCCAGTGGGCTGACCTCTATAGCGGGCAGGCTCCGGCAGTAGCATGGAGTGAGACACCCTCGACCAGCACGTTCAACGCCCCAGAGTACAACGAGGTGCTGTTCAATGATCAGGCTGCTTTCACGGTGCCTGACGCCATCATTGCCGACGCCAGCACTCCCCAGTCCATCACACAAGTGACGCCGGACAAGTACATCATCCTGCCGCTGCCCAACAACGACAAGCCCTACCGATGCCGCATGTTCTTGGCGCTCAAGCCCAAGAAGAACGCGACGGCGATGGACGAGTTCATCATGGATGAACTGGAAGAAGTTATCATGCACGGGGCGCTGCAACATCTTCTGGTGTTGCCGAACCAAGCGTGGTCGGATCGTGAGCTTGCTGCGTACCACGCCAAGCAGTACGTGTACCAGACCTCAGAGCGACGTGCTCGGGCCAACCTCGGCAACGTGCGCGGCACCATGCGCGTGCGAATGCAACCCTTTGGAGCCTGACATGGGAATCAAACTGACCAACAACGCTACCGCCCTTGTCCCGCTTTCGGTGAGTAGCACGCAGACATCGCTGACCGTGACAACCGGGAAGGGGGCCTTGTTCCCCATCCTTGGCTCGGGCGATTATTTCTTCGCCACGCTCAGTGATGTCAACAACAACTTTGAGATCGTGAAGGTCACGGCCCGCACCGATGACGTGATGACGATGGTTCGGGCGCAGGAGAGCACGATGGCGATCCCATTTCCAGCCAACAGCCGCTTTGAGCACCGGATCACTGCCGCAACTATTGCGGCCATCATCGACGAGACGAATGACTATCTGCTTCTCTGAAAGGACACAACATGGCTACCGTAACCCCTACCTTTGATTTTGTCGCCACCCAGTCGGGCAAGACGCCCCGTGTGACGTGGGCCGACATCGTGACGGGTGACACCCTCACGGCGTTCCCTGTCGCCGCACAGGCTGCTGTGGCTGGTGCTGTGCAGTTTGGCGGCACCTTCGGCGGCGCGACCGTCGGGCTGCAAGTGTCCAACGACGGCACGACTTACTTCGACATGAAGGACTTGGCGGGAACCACGATTAGCGCGACCGCCAACGCGCTCTTTGAGTTCACGACTGCTGCGATGTACATCCGTCCAGTTGTGACCGGTGGCTCGGCCAACGCCATCGACGTAACCGTGGTGCTGCGAGGCTGATATGGCACTGAACATCGTCCTGATCATGCGGCGCATTCGGAGGCAGACCTCTGCGCTCCTCAACAACTTGCTGCTTGAAGACGGCGATGATCTGCTGCAAGAAGACGGCTCGTACATCCTGCTGGAGTGAACATGGGAATTCAACTGAAGAACAACGCCTCTGGCACGCTGGCAACCGCGATCAGCGCCTCGGACACGGGCATCGTCTTGACGACGGGCAACGGGGCCAGCTTCCCTGCGCTCGGCGCATCTGACTACTTCTACGCCACGCTGGAGAGCACGGGCGGCACATTCGAGGTGATCAAGGTTACAGTGCGGTCTGGCGACTCCATGACCGTGGTGCGGGCACAAGAAGGCTCCACGGCCAACTCGTTCGCTGCGGGTTCCCGCATTGAGTTGCGCGTGACTGCGCAGTCTGTTATCGACACTGCGCGGCGCGAACAGGCGGCTATCAATGTCAAGGAGCGCGGTGCTATTGGTAACGGTGTTGCAAACGATACTGCGGTATTTCAGTTAGCGATTACTAACGCGCTTGCAACGGGTGCTCCTATCTATGTTCCGGCTGGGACATACGTCATTTCGACCCCGTTGGTTGTAGCCGGGGCGATTAAAATTTTTGGCGATGGCGCAAAGAGTGTGCTTGATTGTTCCAGTTTGGGAGGGGGTACATCTGCGTTGGCGATGGAAGGGTCGTTGTCTGCGACCACGACGACGATGACTGCGTTCCCTGCGCTTAATGCCCGAACAATATCTGTTGCGTCTAGCACAGGGTTTGCTTACGGCGACATGATTCGAATCACGTCAACGCAACCGTTTTCTACAATGGATTCCACTTACCTCAAAGGCGAGTTGGGTTTTGTACAAAGCGTTGGCGTTGGCACGATCACGCTCAACGCTGGACTCAAAGACACGTACACTTCTGGGACTGTGACGGTTCGCAAAATCAATGCTATTGAAAACCCAATCGTCGCAGACTTGAAAATGATTGGCGCTGGCGCTGCAACTGGCAACTACGGAATCCGTATCGACTACGCCAAACATCCAGTCTGCCAGAACGTGCATCTTGTTGATTTTGAGGATCAGGCTTTTGCGTACTCGTACTGTGACTCCGGCTCCTTTGCTAACTGTAGAGTCGAGAATTGCTCCGGCATCATCAATGGTGTCGGGTACGCATTCGGCCTTGATCTACTGACGCAGTTCAGCCACGTCACGGACTGCTTTGCCTCCAACGTATCATGCGGATTCTCGACTGGTGGCCTTTTGCCAGTTTGGAACTGCGTGGTGGACGGAAACTCGTTTTACGGCGGTAGTAGTACAAGGCCGTTAATCCAGACGCACCTCAACGGCGCAAACATCATCATCTCGAACAACACAGTATCATCCGGTCAGATCGGCATCGGTGTGTTTGCTCGTGGCAACCTCATCACCGGGAACAATGTCTCCAACCAAGCGCAGTACGGCATCTACCTGATCGAAGAAGGTTCGGTCAACAGTCAAATCATAGGGAACAAAACACAAGATTGCTTCCGAGGTGTTGGTGTTGGGGCTTACACAGGATCAGACACACCCAACGTGTTGATTCATGGCAACCAGTTAATAGGTTGCACAGCCAACGGAATTTCTGCTGGCGTTGCCAATACAGTGATTTCAAACAATGTGATGAGTAACGTGTCACCGGGCATTTTGTTTAGTGGCCCTCGTACATGCACTATCGAGAATAATGAGATTATAAATATCACGGCCTTTTCGCAGGCATATGGTATTTACATAGCGCCGAGCGCAGCAAACGCCGAGTTTATTTACATCAGGAACAACAAAATTCGTGATAGCGATGTTCCTAGCGATGTTGTCCGGTGCGTGATCGTCGAGCCAAATTGTCTTGATACATACGTGACAAACAATCTGTTTGACATGAACATTGCGGCGGCGAGCTATATTGATGATACCGGCGTCGGAACGGTTATCGGTAGCAACGTCATCTACAAAGACCTGCAAAACTGTGCCACTTTTGCGAGTGCTGGTGTGACCGATGCGACCACAGCAGGCTACGCAAAAACAACAGCCAACATTGGGTATGAGGTCAACGGACGGCTGCAAGTGTTGAACGCCACCGACAACCTTTGGAATCTAACTGGTGTCTCAACCAGCGCAACTCAGTATATGAAGGTTGCTTTGTGCCTTGACGTTTCTCAAAACCCGGTCATTGTTCAAGGTGTCAAAGTCACAGGCGCTCAAACATTGGCGCGTGTTCCTCGCAACATCCCGATCAATCTGTGCCCTATTGGCATCGTTGCAATCCCTCCGAGCTACGCAGGCGGTTCTCTGTCTGGGTTTCAGTTCTACAGCGTCTTAGGTGGACAGCCTTAAAGGAATAAATCATGGCAGATAAAAAAATCTCCGCACTCACAGGTGTAACAACTCCCCTAGCTGGCACGGAAGTATTGCCTATTGTCCAGAGCAGTAGCACCAAGAAGGTGAGTGTCGCTGACCTGACCGCAGGCCGTGCAGTCTCAACCGGCGCGTTGTCAGTAGTTGCCGCGAATGCTACGCTTGACAACGCCTATTCACTGGCAGGCAAATTGGTTGCTGGTACAGCAGTTGGTATGTTGCGCCGCAACAGTGAAAACAAAGTTGCAATTGACGAAGATGGTTACGGCACGGTAATTGGTTTTGGCGGGCCGTATAACTTTGCTGGCGGTGGCGACCTTACATTGGGTATTGGCAACCTCGTTTTCGGCACCGCAGGCAAAGGCATCGACTTTTCTGCCGACCCATCCGCGTCTGGAATGACAAGTGAGTTGTTGGACGATTATGAGGAAGGAACCTGGACGCCTGTTGATACGAGTGGCGCGGGTTTGACACTCTCAAGCGCGTCTGGCTTTTACACAAGGATTGGTCGTTTTGTCACGGTATCTGGTCAGTGGACTGTGCCAAGCAACGCAGACCCATCAAATCTTTCAATCGGTGGAATGCCTTTTACCATTGGTGCAAATTCTGTCGGGACGCAACTTTCCTCTTATGCAACTGCTGGGGAAATGTCTCTGCTTCCAGTAATCACTTCCAGCATTTTCTTTTATGGATCTCCATCAGGAACACGGCGAACGAACGCCAATTACAGCGGGCTGACAATTTATTTTGCTGCCTCGTATATCGTTTAAGGATAGGGCATGGCACTCACAAAAGTCACTTACAGCATGATTCACGGGGCACCCGTGAACGTGCTTGATTTTGGCGCAGACCCCACAGGCGCTGCATTTTCATCGGCAGCATTTCAAGCTGCGATTGACGCAGCCGCAGGCAAGCCTGTTTTGATCCCACAGGGGACATACAAGTTTGATGTTGGTCTTGTTTACAACACCACTGGTTTGGGTGTGGCGCAAGGCTTAAAGTTGATCGGCTACGACATGAACACCACAGTGCTGGATAACCGCACTGGAGGCGCTCTAATCACGGCCACAAATGGCGCAACTGCTGGCGTGTTTACTGACTATCAGGAAAACGTAATTCTTGAGCAATTCACGATCAGCAACTCAACAAATGATGCCGATTGCATTGGCGTCCAGTTGACTGGCATTCGTGGCGCAACACTCAGCTATCTATTTGTCAAAGATCAAACAGACATCGGAATTTACCTGTTCAGTGAGGTTGGTGACGAAGACCCCTGCATCCACGTAGACATCACTCAATGTCATGTTGAAGGATGCACAAACAACGGCATTCGTGTTTTGGGCGCAATAGGTGGTGTGCATGGCGCAATCAACATCCAGCAGTGCCGTGTCATTGACAATGGTACAGGAATTGATTTTTTCTCTGTTCAAAACAGCAACATCCAAAACTGTGCGATTGCCTACAACGCGCTTTACGGGGTGTACCTTACAAGCGACGCAGGGTTTAGCAAAGAATGTTTTGTCCAGAACAATGAATTTGACTCCAACGGCGGCAGTCAGCTTTACATTGTCGAAGCCGTAAACACCACAGTTGATGGCAACGCTTGGGTTGTGAATGCTGGGTATCCAGTGACAAGAAACATTGATATTGCGGCCACTGCTGTCAATGTGTCGATGATCAACAACCGACCAAGAACAAACGCTGGTCGCACTGGCCTAACGATGTACTACATCGACGCTGGTGCAACAACCATTTCCGTTGAAGACACAGAATGGTCGTCTTGGGTTGAAGCTGGAAATACCCGTTTTAATTATTCGGGTGGAAATACTGTCGTAATGACAGAAAACAAATGGATGCGACAGCCTGTTCAGGAGATGGTGTCGGAGTCCAGCATGGTGAACGACTATGCTCCAGACACAACTAAGGGTAGTATTTTCCGGCTTGTTATCGATACAGGATCTGCGCGAAATCTTGCTGCACCACTGTTTCCAACCAACGGACAAATCATCACCATTATTTTGATCAATGGTTTTGGCGGTGCGCTGTCTTTGACACTTAACGCAATCTATCAACAGCCATCGTTTACTGCGCCAGCGGGTGGAAAGTTCATCACAGGTCAGTTTTACTATGATGCTCCTGCTGTGAAATGGCGAAGTATTGGCGGATGGTCGGCAGACATTACGTTCTAACCCCGTGCCAGTGCGGAACACTGGATTCTTGGTTTTGATTGGAGATCAAAATGGCTCTCGAAAAAGTTGAAATTGTTGACCGCATTGAGGTCTTGGAAAACGGAAGCGTTCAAGTACGCACCAAAACCGCCATCATGGAAGACGGCAAGCAGATCAGTGGCAACTTCCACCGCCACGTTGTCGCCCCCGGCGATGACTACAGCCAAGAGGACGCACGTGTTCAGGCCATCTGTGCTGCGACACACACGCCCGAAGTTGTTGCTGCTTACCAAGCCGCGCAAGCTGCTGCACAGGCATCGCTGGAGGGTTAAGGTGTATGGATCAGACGATCATCAACTGGTTATTCGCTGGTTTCGGGGCGACGATTGGATGGGTTATGAAGGTCGTCTGGGACGCCATCAAGGAACTCAAGGCCGACATGAAGCAGATCGAACGTGACCTGCCCGAAGTTTATGTCCGCAAGGATGACTTCAAAACCGCCATGACCGATGTCAAGGATGTGGTGAAGGAAGTCCGTGCAGATATGAAGGAGGGGTTCAGCAAGATGGACAGCACGCTGGGCCTCATTTTTAAGAAGCTGGAGTCCAAAGAGGACAAGGAGTAAATCATGCCCGGAATGATGATGAAAGACAAAAAGCCCATGAAGCCGATGGCATACAAAAAAGGCGGCATGGTGTTCAAGCCTTGCGCCAAATGCCCCAGCCCTGCCAAGTGCAAGGCCGCAGGCCAGTGCGCCCTGAAGGCGAAGGCCAAGTGAGATGGCCGCTGATCCGTTGACCGCAGCCCTCAACCTTGGGGGCCAACTGATCGACCGGCTGTGGCCTGACCCAGAGAAGCGAGATCAAGCCAAGCTCGCCCTCATGGAGATGGCGCAGAAGGGCGAACTCGCGGAACTGACGGGTCGGGCTGAGATCGTCAAGACGGAAGCCGCCAGTGAACACTGGCTGGCTGCGAACTGGCGACCGCTGCTCATGCTGACCTTCGGGGGCCTCATCGTTGCCCGTTGGTTTGGCTGGGCCGCGCCCAATCTCTCCGAGGCTGAGTACCTGAAACTGTGGTCGATTGTCGAACTCGGCATCGGCGGCTACGTTATTGGGCGCTCGGCTGAGAAGGTGCTCCCCACCATCGCGCAGGTGCTCAAGAAATGACCTTCAAGCTCTCCCGCCGTAGCCGTGACAACCTGATGGGGGTCGATCCTGACCTCGTGGCAGTTGTCGAACGTGCGATTCAGATCACCAAGGTGGACTTCGCTGTCACCGAGGGTCTGCGCACAGCAGCGCGGCAGCGGGAGTTGTTCCTCAAGGGTGCCAGCCAGATCGCCGAAGGCGGTACGCATGTCAAGGGCGAGGCTGTTGACCTCGTGGCGTTTCTTGGCGGGCGCATCTCATGGGAGTTGAACCTCTATGACGACATCGCAGACGCCATGCGGCTGGCTGCGCTGGAGGTCAATGTAGGATTGCGCTGGGGCGCGGCGTGGAACGTCCCAGATATTCGCCATTGGAACGGTACGATGGAGCAGGCCATGAACCATTACATCGACACACGGCGTAAACTTGGGCAGCGACCGTTTATCGACGGCCCCCATTTTGAACTGGTGTAAATATGGCAGGCGTTAAGATCGTAGGCTTCCTCGGTACTGCACCGAAAATCTCGCCGGAGTTGCTTCCCAACACGGCGGGCCAGATTGCAAACAACTGCAAACTGTACTCCGGCGATCTGATTCCTTACCCGCAGCCTGTTGTAGTCGCTAGCGCAGGGCGCACGGGCGCAATTAAGACGCTGTTCGCATTGCGCGATCCTGATACCGATGAGAAGAAGTGGCTCTCGTGGCTCACCGATGTGGACATCGCCGTTGCCTCTAAGACCGACAAGGACGAGCAGCGGTTCTATTACTCGGGTGACGGCAAGCCCAAGGTCAGCAACTACGAACTAGCAACAACTGGCGCGGCCCCCTATCCTGTGGGCTACTACGACCTCGGATTGGCACCGCCCGATGATGCCTTGCAACTGACAACGACCGCTGGAACCTTCACCGAGAAGACGACCGCCTCGTATGCTCGTGATGCGGCCAACATTGTCACTATCGTGACCTCCGCAGTGCATGGTTTGCGCACTGGCAACTCTGTGTCCATCTCCGGGTTTAGCTACATTAACGGCACATACACGCAGACAGGATCGACTCGTACCGGCACCTATGTTCAAAACTCCGGCACGCTATCGCTGGCTGTCACGGTCACTGACCACGGCCTCCAGACTGGTATGGTGGCGAACCTTCAGTTCAGCGCCGACGCTACCATCAACGGTGCGTATTCGGTTAACGTGGTCGATAAGGACATCTTCTCCGTCACAGCCCCGGCAGCAGCCGCTCGGGCGGGCAACATCACGTGGACAAACTCGGGCACCACGGCCATTCAGGTCACGCTTACCGCCCACGGATTGTCAAACGGCGCACAAGTGACGCTAGATTTCACATCTGGTACTGCCACCGACGGTACGTACACTGTCACCAATGTCGCGGCCAACACGTTTGACATCATCACAACGGTGCCCAACACAACCAGCGGCACTGTGAAGTGGGATATCCGCAACTTAAATGCGACCAACGTCGAATGCACAGTCATCAACACAACGACCTTCACTTACTTTAGCCCCGGCCCCCAGATCACTACGACCACGAGCAGTGCTGGCAAGGTCAATCTCGGTGGGCTGACGCAAGCGCGGTCATACACTTTTACATGGATCACGCCTTGGGACGAGGAGTCCATCGCGGCCAAGCCGTCTGATGATCTGTTCATCAAGGAGGGCATCTCTGTCACGGTGTCCAACATTCCCACGGTCAAGCCTTCCGGCAACAACTTTGTACGTGGTGTAAAGCTCTACCGCACGCTGGCGGCTGCTTCAGGCACAGAGTTCTACTTGCTCCAGACCCTGTGGTTCCCCACTGGGCTGGCTTCGGTGCAGCGCACAGCCAACGTCTCGCGTGTCGCGTTGATCTTCCCCCACAACCTGTCGGTTGGTGATCGTTTCAGGATCAGCGGCTGCACCGTGGCATCTTTTGACATCACGGGTGGCATCGTCACGGATGTGATCGACGACTACACGTTCGAGTACGCGCAGGTGGCGGCGGATGTTGGCAACACCCTTGTAGTCGCAGGCACCCTGTTCCATGATGTCTCTGAGAACCCTCCCACCACGGCTGCGCGGTACTGGGGCGATGGCGGTGTGTACACCTTCCTCGATGACTTCGACTCGCGGGACTTGTTCGATATCCTCGCCACGGACAACTACGACGCGCCGCCTGAAGACTTGCAGGGGCTGACCGCCATTCAGAACAACATCCTGTGTGGCTTCGTCGGCAACACGTTGTACTTCTCTGAGCCGGGTCGCCCGCACGCATGGCCTGCTGCGTATGCTGTCAACCTCGAACACAACGTCGTCGGTATCGCAGCGATCAGCGGCTCCTCGCTGGTGACGACAGACTCGTACCCGTACATCGTCTCGGGTTCCGACCCAGCCAACGGCATGTCCACGGCGCGGATCGACGCCAACTTCCCATGCCTGAACAAGAACAGCATAGTGACGATGGGCTACGGCATCGTGTACTCCACGCACGACGGGCTGGCGGTGTATTCGCCCAGCAGTGGCGCGGGCATCATCACCAAGCTGCTGTACAACAACGACACGTGGCAGTCCAGCATCAACCCCAAGACGGTGGTGGCTGAATACTACGGCGACAACTACTTCGCCTCGCACTCGACGGGTGCCTTCATCTTCGAGCAGGATGCTAAGGTTGGTGGGTTCTTCGTCAATGCGGACTACAGCTTCTCGGCTTCGTTCTACGACTCCATCGACGGCATCGTGTACTACGTCAGCGGCACCAACGGCGACATCTACGAGTGGGACAATCTTGCGCAGCCGCCTGTGATTCAGGAGTGGAAGTCCAAGGTTATCGTCACCAAGGACATGATCAATCTCGGCGCAGCGCGGGTGGTCGCAGACTACACGACAACAACCACGACTTGGGACGACGACACCAACCAGTGGCAGCTTGAGACTGAGACGTGGGGTGCC